AGTTGTGTTGTAGTAGATTTTGTCAAATAGGGTAGGCTGGTTCATGATTAATTAAAAATTGAGGTTTGTTTTTTATTCTAATTTTAAAGACGCATACTGTTTTAAGTGGGTGTTTTGCGCTTTTGAGCGTCTTGGATAGTTCGCTAATTGGCTTAATGGGTAGGTTGTAGACAATGTTGGGTTCATGTTTTAGTTTTTTCGGGATGGGATTATAGTTTTTTTCTTGAACAATTACCTTTACAATACATCTGAATATTTGAACTACGATATTCGTCAAGTGAAATAGTCTTTACCCGTAAATCGTGTTTCATTACTTCCTTTGCAAATTCATTCTTACTTTTAGTGTCCATTGTATGTTCTACAGCAACTCTTATGGCGTTACCGCATTCGGGGCAAATACTCATTTTTACTTTTACATCCCTTTCTTCAGTTTCCATAATTAATATCTTTTTCCATTTTAATTTAAAAGTTACAAGTTTAAAAAGTGGCATACATTCGGGTATGCCAGCCTGCATATTTTTTATGCTTTCTTGAGTTATTTGCTTAACCCAATTCGACCTGTAGCATTTAGGTATAGACATCCATTAATGTAATACGTCTATCATTCTTACTATTACATCTGGAACGGTGGAGGGGGCAGGAATCGAACCTGCAGAATACGCACCTAACGCAATTTCTCAATTGCGAATCGTCTGAAGCTCAGAGCGCCGCGTCTACCATTTCGCCACCCCTCCGTTTAGGGTACCCCAATTTGAGGCACCCTATCATTCAATTTTAAAAACACTAAGAACTAATCCAGGATATTTAAAGATGCATGGCCATCTTGAAGATTTTTATACTTATTGATTATGTGATTCAGGGCGCATTTACTTATTCCAACTTGCTCTATTGTTTTATTGTACCCAACCGATGTGTAAATAATCATAATACTATCGTGATTATATTTAGTAATCTTTCTTGTGGCAATACTTGAAATTTTCCTTCGCTGTTCAAGTGGTCTATCCATAGCATTGTCTGAATAGCTCCCTATGGAAATATTATCTTCGCTATTATCCGTTTTGTTACTATTAAGATGCCTTACGACTACCCCTTGATTAAATAATTTAGTACCAAACTTTTGAAACGCTTGAAGTCTGTGAACTGGCATTTCCTGTTTAATTCCATTGTAAGTAAACTTAAATTTTAAATAGCCATTACTTGATAAGCTACCCGATATAATAACTCCATTTGGATTAATCAATTTACCATCCTTGCTAACATGGTACCCTTTCTTTAATGCAATTTCTAATTTATTCATTTCTATTTTTTTTAGTACGCCTGACCGTAAAGATTTATATGCTGTCGTAGACGACTACTTTATCATCTATGATTTTGATTATTATATTATCCATTATGCAGATACCGCTTGGTTTTTAATCTCGTTAAATCGTAATTTACCTGCATCCTTGAACTCGTTGGTATTGACTACATAATCAGGGAGTGTCGATTTAAACATCGTCAATTCCTCAACCGAGTTGCAATTTTGTAACTTTGCGATTGCATCATTGATTATGACATTAGTATCTACACCCGATTCGCACCATTCTTTAATCATTTGACCTGTTTCAATTGATGGGATGAATGCTGGTTGCCCCATGAATAAACCAGTACGATCTTTTGACGCTGTTGCATTGTGACGTACATCAATTTCAAGATTAGCAGTTAATTCGTATTCAAAACCCTCTCTTGTTACCTCTTTCAATCCTGCTTTTTCAACTTTCATTTTACCGCCACTATCTTTTGTCATTTCGTAATCTTGCTTACGTCTTACTGTTGTAATCACATGGCATTTACTTTGTAGAATAGCATCAATGAACGCCTGATGACGTGGGGTTACTTTCGCCCAATCCTGATACTTACCGCCTAATTGCTCTTGAATCTGTAGGCATCCACCTTTACCGTCCCATTCGTGGGTAATGCTGTCAATGATAATCACTTCCATACCTGCACCTTCACACTCTTTAATGGCGTCAATGTATCTTTCAGGTGTATAAGGTGCTGACAGTGGGAGTACTGAATATTCGCCTAAATGAGCGTACAAATCAGCACTATTATTTTCAGTGTCTATAACTACTATTTTGGACCAATCGGATGTGATACCGTATGCGATTAATAGAGCAGAGTATGTTTTACCGCCACCACTTACTGCTGACAGTCCTAATCTGATTTTTGCTTTTTGCCTTGTGGCTTTTCTTAAATTTGACATGATGTTATTTTGTTTTTATAATGATTAAATGATTTTAAAAATTTGGGGTGTTTAAGGTATGCCCCACCACCTTGAAGATTTTTAATAAAATGAATCGCCAGGCTCACGAAATACATGTGCATCGTTTTGGCGTTCATGGTAATCGTTTTGCTTGCTCATGAATCGGTCAAACTCAATGTTTTGTTCGTCACCGTAATCGTGGTCAGGAAGTGGGGTTGATAATATCTCATGGCGTCTATCTTCAACACCGTTTAGAAAATTATCACAGTCATCATAGATTTTCGTTGCAACTTCTTTGTATTTGTCGCAAAATTCTTTTTCGGTTATGATGGCGTAATCACCCTGAAGTGCCGATTTTACACTTGACTTATGTACGGAATCGGCACATATACCGATTACGTTATTTTCGCTGATGATACCATACATGAATGTTCCGTATTCGGACCGTACATACATTGGTAGATTGATACTGATTTCAGTTTCCTTTTTTGTTTCGATTTTGAATTTGTAGTTTTGCATATATATTTTTTTTAGTGATTAAATGATTGAATGATTTTTTATTAAGGGGAGCTAGCCACTCCCTTTTTTAGTGTTCTAAACTTTGCACGTGGTTAATGTGATCGGGTGCGAACTTGCTGTTTACCCTGTCAATTTCGTTTCGTTTCTGCTGGATGATAGCATGTGCCACCTTTTGGTTTTCGTGGTCGAAAACGTGCTCTACCCATTGAGAGCAAGTGTCAAGCTGTAGATGCGTCTTACAGCTGTTGATGATGCTTTTTACTTTTTCGGTTATCATTAGTTAGAATTTACTTTGTTTAGTGAACGATATAGTTGTGTGCTTGCCTGTTCCATTTCCACCACATACTGCATTGCTATAATGCCAGTGATTTTATCGGCATCGTGTAGTTCGTATAATCTGCTTTCAATTTTATCTTGAAGTCTTTTAGCTATCATATAATCCCAATAGTTTTTGGCTCTTGTGACAGTATTGCAAAATGCAGTGTACATGTCTAAGTAGTGTGTGTCGGGGGTTACTAAATCAGTCATTAGATGCATGGTAATTTTTGTTTGATGTGATTAAAATTGAAGCGATTAGTTCGAGTAGTTTTAGCATAATGCAAGAGTTGTTACGGTGATTACAATTACTGCCAGCGCAATGACAATAGAAGTCCATGTGCGTGCTTGTCTTAAATATTCTTTTTCAAGTGGGCTCATTTCTTAGCGAATTTTTGAGTTAACAATTTGCGATTTATATGTGTTATTTTGAATTGGTATAACAAGCCACGCGTATATTTTTAATAGTAGTTTTTTCATTATGCTGTAGCAGTTTGAGGTTCAAGAATTTGCGATTCTTTTAATCCTAATTCGGCTTTAATGACGTTCAATGCGTTTGACGTAGTAAGCATTATATCATTATCGTCTAAATACCTTTGTATAGTTGGTGCTGACTTGTCAAGAACTAACTGTAAACGCGCTTTACATGTTTTGCTTTGTCTTATTTTAGAAATAACTGATTGTTTTATCATTTTAAATTATTATATTTGTTATCATTATTGATAGTGCAAAGTAATAACTAAATTATCAATTATGCAAATTTAATTATCATTTTTAATAACAAAGTTATTAACATGGCTGTGGATAACAAAGCTGTTAGAGAAGCTGTGTTTTAATTCAATTTATCAGCATCCGTAATCTCACGCCTACCGAGCTCGCTCATAGCCTTTTCAAATTCCCTATTATTGTCGCTCTTTGAATCTTTTGATTCCATGAAGAAATTAACGCCTATCGCATCAGCTAATTTGACAAAATTGTCAAGTGATGGTGAAAATTTACCCGACAACATTCGCTGTACTGTCTGCTGATGCCAGCCGCATTTGTCAGCGATTTGTTGCTGAGTAATGCCTTTAGCCTCAGCTTCTGTTTTTAAAAACAAGCACAGTGTTAACCGTGCTTGTTTATATTTGTTTTCGTTCATAATTAATTAAATATTACTCTATTTACATCTAATCCCATTTGAGTGCATTTAATAGATTTAACACCTTCTATATTTACACCATACAATACATCAGACATATCCACATCAGCAGATACTATTAACATAATTTGACCGCCACCGTTTGATTTAGCGTATGCCATTTCAGAATTTACTGCAATTCCTTTTGAAGTAAATTCAGCTCCGTAATTGTCTAATAATGCGATTACTTTGTTTTGATTTTCGATTTTGTTTTGTTGAGTGTTCATGATGTTTATTTTTTAATTGTTTTTTAATTCTTGCACAAATATAGTTCTACATTTGATACTTACATCATCTTTGTTGTAATTATTTAAAAAATAGTATGTTTTTGCGGTGAATGAACGAAATTTGTCGGTGAATAATAAAAAAAGCCTACGATATGTAGGCTTAATGTTGGGAGTGAAACGCGTATCACGATGCAAATATACTAAATTAATTATTCACCAACCTTAAAAATCCTTTGCAGGCTGATATTTTTCTTTGTTTTCTACAAACTTCTATTCCCTCTCTACCGCCATGCTCGGGAGCAGCATTACCCTCTACCGTTTGAATCCTATCACCTACAACGCTTGTAACGAATCCAGTATGACCCTTACCGCCGCCAAAATCCATTATAAAAATATCACCCTTCATTGGCTTATCAACTCTTAAATGTTTCGATGCTACCCATTGAGCCATGACACCGCCTGTTCTCTTCAATGGGTTATTTAGATCCATTTCTTTACATGCTTCATTTACACACCAATATACAAATGCAGCGCACCAAAACGCAGGAAAAGTTATACCAACTGATTTTAAATACTTCTCAACATGCTTACCCCAATTACTGCCATGAGGTATTTCAGCATTGCCAAGTTGATACACTGCAACGTTTAACGCCCTTTCAGCAAGTGTCAAAGTATGTGGTACAACATCAGGAATTAACTCGATAAACCTAGATGATACAAATCCCGAATAAATGCCATATTGAACTTTAGTCCAACCGTTCACATCGGGTCCAATTACGTCAAGTACCCATGACTTTTTAAGAATGGTTACTACTTTACTTTCTGTTGTCGGTTGCTGTCTTAGATTTAATCCTAATGAGGTTATTTTTGCTTTCATTTTTTTGAATTTATTATGCAGTCAATTATTAAGTATTGTAGTATTGTCATGAGTTATTTTTTAGCTTTAAAATATGGTATGATAAAAGATAGGATTTTGGCAATTACTCTGGCTACACGACCGCCCTTAGTAGTTGGCTTTGTGGCACTATAATCGTCTAAAATCTTTTGTAATACGCCCCTAATAGCTTCGTACTTTTCATCCCTATCGAGGTTAAAAGATTCAAATGAAACTAATGCGTTTGTGTATTCATTTTTAAAGTCCAGCCCAACGTTTTGCATGGGTTTACTAAATTCAGATTCGAGGGAGGAGTACATGTTCATAAATCAAAGATAATTTATAAAATGTATATTATTTGTATAAATTGTAAAACTTATTTTTTACCCATAGATATTTCAGAGGGTGCATATACTTCACCATTGGCAAGTAATTTGTCAAGGCTGTTCATAATTGCAGAGTATGCGATACGAGCAATCAATATTTCTTTACTATTTTCAGTAAATCCGTATAGGAAAGCTATAACGATACTTGCATCAAATAGAATTGTAAGCACGTCCTTTAATCTTCTGAACCAACGAGGCGCAGGAACGTTTTTGTTCTGGAGTGAGATAGTTGTTTTTCCCATTGTGTTTATTTTTTAGGGGTTAAAAATTGTGGTTTGATGTGTTTAATTTCCTCAACAAGGCATTTCATGACCGTTTTAGTTTGGTCCATAATGGCATTGCTATTTCTCATTTGCACCTTTATATCAGACATGATAGCTGTATTTTCATGCAATATTTCTTTCAGCTCTCCACGTGTATTAAATATTTCATTGTCATATCTCGTTCTTAATTCTCTCAATTCCTGCTCGTTCTGTTTTACCCTGGCATCAAATCGCTTCCATAAAGTATAAGAGATCCATCCTAATAATGCTGTGGGTACTGATAGTTTTAAAAGTTCTGTGAGAATCATCTCGTTCATAGCTGAATAAATTTTAAAAGTTTAGAAAATATAAATATGTTAGCACCTGCAATAGATGCTTCTTGTAATGTCATTTGAGTTTTCACACCATTTACATTCTTATGCAAATACACAGTAATATAAGATAGTCCAACTGAAGCTCCACAAGTAATGTTTAATTGTGATCCTGAGTAAGTTTCATCAAGTACCGTTGATGCACTTATGACTTTATCATAAGTTTTAGCATAATAAACCATAAGGTTATTACTGCAATGGCTTAATTTATAAGGTTTATGCCCTGCATCATTTAACAATGACCATACACTATTGCTACACCTTGCGACCCCTGCAACGTTGTCAATGCCCGTTATAATCTTATTATCAAAATCAAATAACTCCTCATCATAATCAAGGGCATAGCGTGAACGTCTATATGGCACTTCATGAAAGGCGTTTGTACTTTTGGCCATTATTTCCAATTTACCTAAATCAGTCATTAGATATACCTGACCGGGCGTTAATTGGTTCGCTTGTTTCATCGCTTGCAAGTCGTTCCATGTCGTAATATATTGACCGAATGACAAGAATGGAAAGAGGATTAGTAGCAGTGTTTTCATATTTAGTTTATTGATCGTGAAACTTCTATCCAGTTAGTACCGTTATACACTAATTTTAATACATCATTTGCAGTCGTGGCAAAATCAACCCCACCTGCAAGTAGTAATGGTGAAGTACCTGCACCGCCTGCAGTATTGTTTTTAACCGTTAATACCCCTGCAAAAATTAGTATTATTTGGCTACCTGCTTGCCAATTGGTATTGGTGATAGCTGTTATTTGAGTTGTACCTGTAATGCTGAAAACATTACCGGTAGTTAGTGTAAGGTTATTAGCTGATGCCACCGTTGCGTAGGCTGTAGCAAGCCTATTTGTCATATTTGTATATCCATTTGCATCTATTGTAGTTCTAAGGGTATTGTTAGTATAAAACCTTAAATCTGCACTTGCTTGTGTACCTATTGACATACCTCCGCTTATGTTTGTACCCGTAGTTAGTACCCCTGCATCTTGTACGTTTGTGCCAGATGTAGTGAACCCCGTCCCTAAGCAATACATTCTAATCGCATCGGTTGAGGCGGCGGCGTTACGAACTTCAATACTTGACCAATCACCCGTGCCCGACCCCGTATTGATAACAGAAAACAAACGCTGACCCGTCACCGACCCGTCACCAACTTGAACTGTACCGCCTAATGGATTGTAGAAGATATTTGATGCTGACCCGTTATTTCTTGCTTGTATTGCTAATGATGTTGAATATAACCCTAATGCAAGATTTAACCCCGTTGATTCATTACCTGCTGTTAGTGCATGATTAGTAGATGATAATGATAATACATTTGCTGATTTGGCAAATATCGTTCCGTTAAGTGTTGTACCCGTATTGAGTGATGTAGCTGATGCAACGCCCAATATCGGAGTGATTAAAGTGGGTGTATTATCAACAACGAATTTAGTTCCTGTACCTGTTTGACTTGCTATTGAGGTTGCATTACCTACTGATGTGATCGGGCCCGTTAAATTCGCATTGGTCGTTACGTTACCTGCTGTAAGTCCTGATGCTGTACCCGTTATATTTGTACCTACCAATGTTGAAGGAGTGCCTAAATTTGGCGTTACTAAGGTAGGTGAGGTGCTAAATACTAAATTTGTTGATGTCGTTCCCGTTGTACCCGTTGCGCTACTAAGGTAGTTAAGTTGCGTTCCCGTTGATGTTACCGATGTTGCGCCTAATGTGAAGGGAGTTGGTATTGTAACCGTTCCCGTAAATGTAGGGTTTGCTAAAGGTGCTTTTGCATTTATTTGCGTCTGAATAGCCGATGTAACCCCTTTTAAGTATGTCAATTCGGTAAGGGATGGATAATTTGAAACGGGTGCTGATATTATGTTTTTACCTGCGTCAGATATTAACAATGTCGAAGCAGTTAAATACGAGCCGTTGAAACGTTTTGACGCACCTCCCACTGAGATATTCCCGTCTGTAGTGTAAAAATCACCTGTACCATTTGTGAAAATATTTCCTACTCCACTTGTGAAAATATTCCCATTTGTTGTATATATATTACCAGTCCCACCAACTGAAATACTTCCATTATTTGTAGTACCTATATTCCCATTAACACTTATCGCATTAGTACTCACACTCAACGCCGAATTTATCCCATTCCGTTGCACCGTATCAAGTGTAGTACTTAGCGGGGTGTTAGTCTTTAGGGCGTTAGTATCAGTACCAACCGTTGCAAGACTGTCAGATAGTTGCGATGGGGTCACATACTTTGTAAGTGAATCAAGTTTAAATACCCTCGCTGTGTCAAATTCAGCCTGACCCGTTTGTGTTATAACATAAGTGTTAGTCTGTGCCATTGATGCCATTGGTAATAGGCAAATAAGTAATAATAGTTTTTTCATTTTTTTAATAATCATATTGTACGTTTATAAAATCCCCTGATCTTGTGAATACTGATATTGTCAACTCATCAGCGCCCGTTTCTACTACTGATGCCTTTTGAACTAATGCACCGCGCAAAAACACCTTCCATGACCCACTGATGTAATTGTTTGATAGCGTTATTACACCACTCCCATCGCTTACAATATCTTCGTCTGCATGGTTGATATTTAATGCCCCATTTATAGCTGTGATAATCGCAGCCATTCCCACATTGACATCAACCGCGCTATACTTGCTAAAGTAAATGGTAGTATTACTACTATCAATTGCAACTAATCTTTGAATCTTTGATAAATTGACATTGATAACAGTCCATGCTGTAGATGCCAATTCTAAGAAGTAATTACTTGTGGCAATTACAAAGTCTGCATAGGTTGGTAGTGTCACATCAGTGACATTATTATTTTCAAATATTTCTGCACTTGGATTATAAGTTAATCCTACACTACTCAATGCCAATTTTAACCCACCGTCATTGTAGCCATAATTGATAATCGATGTATCAATTTGAAAAACCTCACTATCTATCGTTAATTCAATTATCATTATTAGTCGGTTAAAATTGTGATTCCTTGAGTTAGTAATGCTGTGGTGTAAATGCCTACATCGGTACTTGGTGATGCACTTGGTGTTTGGGCGGTCATGTCAATAACACATGCAGGATCAAGTTTATCAATTTCATTGTATGCAAATCTTATCACATCATTTTGAGCATGTTTATTTAAAATGTTGCCATATAGTAATACCTCAACAAGTGACCCATCACAATTGCTGAATAGATTATTTTTCACAAATCGTAGATCATTTGCGGATAAATAAAACTTTTCACATGTAGTGGTTAACTTGCCCTCAATTGTTTGGATGCTACAGTCTGTGCCATTAAAATAAATCTCTGTTGCATTGGCAAAGAATAGTTTTGCTAAAAACGTTCCCTTTGTGGCGTATGTTTTAGTTACAGTAACAGCTGTGCCGGTACCTTGTGCAACTGCGCTTCCATCCCCATAGATAAATGCATATTTGGCAGTGGTGCCATTGACATAATTAATCACTAAATCAAATCCGTTGTGTGTGTTTAATTCAAGTAGTAAGTGTGCGCTTAAAATCGTTCCCGTTATGAGTCCAGGAGAAAATAAAGCATACTTTGTAGAATCGTTTGTAATTAATACAATATTATTGGCGTTGTCGAGTGCAAAATAGGTGCCTTGTAAGGATTCTGTGCCTATGATGTTAGAAGTATTGAGATAGTCGCAAAAGTTTCGCATACCGTTAAAAGCCTTGCGAATGATGTATGTAGTTGCTGGCGTTGTTTGTACTAAAGATTCAACAAAAAACCAATCGTTGGTATCTTCTGCCATGACTAAAATTGCAGGGTACTGACTAACGATTAAATCAACATCATTTTCTTTTGGTCGCACAGTAATATTTCCAGTACACAATGGATTTTTATCTACCCTGCCAATTTCCATTTTACTACCCTCAGCTCGGGTGTATAGTACATTATCAATATATAGCGTATCGCATAGCAATACCTCTTCGATATTATCAAGTTGATACTCAGGCATTGGGTTATTGTCAACGCCAAATGATAATTGCAATTCACGATATTTAACCCCTGATAATAATGTCAGGTTTAGTGGTTGGTCCTCATACACATTGAACTTACTACTTGCTTGAAGCTCTGTAAATGCGCTGTGCATCCTTTTTTGAAATACGATATCGGTTTCCCAGAATATACCATAGGCATTTTCCGTATGGCTATATTTGAACAACATTGTATTTGGGTGATGTTGCTTTACTTCGATCGGTTCGCTGATCAGAAAAAAATCTTTATCCGTAAATAACCCCACCTTATGAATTTGAACACAATAAATACCCTCTGGAATGTCGTACAATTGCATAATACACTCCCTGATATAAATTCCTGATGTTGCTGGTACTTCTGCACCTACTGTGGCATCTTGTTGCTTAACGATTACTCCATCCCCATCAATTATTCTAACAACGTAATTAACGACTGTAGGACCTGCATAGTTTGCCACGCCAAGCCATTGCAAAGTAAGTTTATCCCCTTGCTGATAGGGTTGTAAGTAGCTACTATTGTCCATCCACGATTTTAAATTCCTACTAAAAAAGTCACTATCAATACCTCTCTCATTGATATTTGGGTTAAATGAATTATAGGCAGTTTGGGTGTATGCGCCCGTATTCAATACATCGGCTTGATGATAGAATTTAACTGGGTTTATTTGAGGTAAAGTGAAATTATTAGGCATTTATAAGATTTTTGTATATTTGTGTAAAATATAAACTATGAAAAAGGTAATTTTTGGGCTGTTGGTTGGCTTGTTTGCCATTGGTACGATTACAAGTTGCGATAAGAAAAACTATACCTGCTATGACACTGTTTACGATTCTTTGGGTAACGGTGTGCCTTCCACGAATGGTAAAGTAAAAAAGTACTTTAAGGACAATACAGAAAGAGTGCAGTATCAAACTGCAACTGGCAAAAGCTGTATTGAAAATTACTAATCTCATCTTATTAAGTTGTCTAAATCTGTAGACACGCTACATAGTAGTTTATACGTTTGTTTTGGTTTAGTTACGGGCTCATCTTGCATTGATAGAATAAAGCCGAAATATTCAAGTCCATTTGATTCAAATCGAACCTTACCGTAAGGATTGGATTCTAATATCGAAAGTATATTTTGAGGTATAACTGAATCAAATTCAAATACAATTGGGTAGAATATCGCACCCGATAAATCCTGTAAAGCTTCTGTTTGTTTTTCGTTGATTACACTGCCATTATTCCAAATCAAAAACTCATTGTCGTTTTGCGTTTTACTTGATGTTTGGAATGTGATATTTCCATTCAAATCAAATTGGGGGTGTAATACACTATTAATCCAATTACCATGTCTAAATAGCATTAATTTAGGTGATAGGTAAAGATTAAAGGCTGAATTTGGTGACACTAAACCTGCTGTTACTGAATAGCCTGACCGATTTAAATTATAATAGTCTTCACCTGCGCCTGGCAATCCTATGGGTATTGTACCACTTGCTGTTGGTTCAATATCAAGCCAAAAAACTGTATTGTCGCTCTCATTATCGGCCAAGGTTTTACCCGTTAGATTTGCTCTCGTCTGCTCTATTTCATACATACTTGCATGATACTCGCTCGTAAAGTCTTTTTCATTTATAACCCTTATCAATGGTGATTGGTATTTGTGTTCGATATTAAATTCATCTTTACCGTTCACTTCGTCAAACTTCACATCAGGATATCCAATTTTCAATTTGGCAAACATTTCACTCGTTAAAGGGTAATGTGTAAAGTTTGATATTTCACCAAGGTCAAGTATTTGCGTAGCTTCATCATAGGCATCTTCTATACGCAACAATTTAACAGTATCGTTTGGTTTGTCGAATTGCATACAGATATTGTGTAAGGCATAGTTTGATTTATAATAATCCTGCCAATTGGTTTTTAGTTGTGCTTTTTCAAGTCCACGCAAAGCATCACCGCTTGTAAGTACTTTTTGTATCTCGGTTGTTTCAAGTAGGGTAGAATCTAAAGCAGTGCTATCATTGATTAAATCTACCAATATCTCGCCTGCAATGAAATTACGCAAAGCAGGTATGTAGGATTGCTTAATTTTGTTCAATACAGATATTTGCATATCACACTTTTCAAGATGATATGAAACCTCACCAATTACCCCAGTATGGCGAAAGAAAAACCATAACTGCTCATTTGGATGCAGGGTGATGTCATAATCAAATAGTATTTCTTCTGATAGCGTCCCTAACCCTGGTATAGTTCCACCCGTTGCAATTGTGTATTTTGTTACTGCTGTTCCTAATGCAGATGCGTTATTTACAAATATGTAAACATTAGTTGTCCTTGTGGCAATGGCTGAGTTCTGATGATCGAATTTTAATCTACCTTTTAAGTTATAGCTATATGACAGTGTGCTACTTGTATTGTGTATAATCCATTTGTCAGAACTATTTACCGTTATCTTATCTGCAACACCAGCGTATGTCTGGCTAAACATTTGCTGAAATGTAGCAATAAAACCTAACCCTTTTGGATTATGATCGCCGTTAGCATACCCCTCTGTCATTGCATATAACAATGTCGGAAAGTTCTCACGAGTCGATGCAACATAAGTAGGTGGTGATAAATCTAAAGGTTGTTCAATTCCAACAAACGTAAACACCGCCAATAACTCCAATCCATCCATATTTACCCAAATACGAAAGGGAGAATCAGTAATGGGTATTTCATAATCCGTTGTTTCCTTAGCCTTTAATTTAGCCATAAAACCCCCTTCCATTACTTCACTATTGACAAAGTCCTGACGTGAATTGAACCTGCTAAAATCAATATCACCATAATAGTAAGGTTCATAGTCAAAGACTGCAATAGTACCGTTCCATTTCTCAATATAAAATTCACATTCAGCTTCTGTGCCATAATTCACATGCAAGTATCTAAGTATTTTCGCACCGTCTTTTACAAATTCTAAGGGTATGGTGAATGTTTGAAAAATGCCATGATACACAAATCCACGTTCCCATTTTAACGACTTGTCACGCCATCCTTTAGGTGCAAATTGTAATTGTGTTTTAGTGGTCGTAGTTTGAACATCTCCATTAGTATCAACATAATAGTAATGCTTTGTGCCTGACACATCGTAACGCAAATAATATTTAAATCCTTTTGGCCTTCCCATTATCTAATATTGTTTTGAACATGAATGTAATGGTCGAAATTGCCATGAATGTTTACGCTTGTCTTGCTTTCCTTGATGTCTTTTCTAAGAAGTTTTATCTCAGTGGTATTTTCTTCAAAGGATTCAATTAAAGCTTCACCTAATGCATCTGTAGTAACTACATTGCCATTGCCTAACTTTTTGTAAGCAAGTGCCATAAGTGGTGCCATTAGTTCCTGATTAGATATTACCTCAGTACGTTTTGGAAGGTCCATAATTGTCGGGCCATTGGTTAAGAAACTACTACCATCAGGAAGGTTAACCCTTTCCGTTCCTGCTTCACCCACTAAGGCAAAACCGCCTGGATGATTATCAGTGCCTTTTGCGTATTGTGGAATTGGTGCAGCGACCGCCTTAGCGAGTGACACCGCACCCGCTGCGCCTGCAAGTATCGCACGTGCTACTTTAGTATAAGGATCGCCTTCTGTATAGGCTTTGATAACTGCCAAAGCTGTTGATGTTGTGATATTAGCAATGTCATAGGCTTTCTGCTGTTGCGCCCTTTTTCTTTCTGCACTGATTCTATCTCTGTCAATTCTTTTTTGTTGTGCTTCCCTAACCGCTTCGATTTTAGCAAGTTCACGAGCCTTATCCGCTTGATTTGTATATGATGAATTGATGCGTTTTAATTCAGCATCATAAACTTCCTGTTGACGCTTTTCACGATTATCGATTTGCATCATCTCGCGATTGTACTGTGCATCTGATATTACACCTAACATGTCAGTTGCAGTTTGCACAATGCCTACAATAATTTCAAGCTCTTTGATGAACTTTTCGGTATCTACTTTTAATTGAAGTTTTATAGCTAAATCATCTGCATTTTTCTTTGACCACTCCTCCAATGACTTTGCCAAATCTTTAGCCGCTTCGTCACTGATGGGATTATCAAGATCACCAATCAAAAACTTTTCAAAGGCTGCCATCGATTCAGGGTCACCAACCATCTCACCAAGTGCATCAACTTGCGCACGTCTTAAGTTTTCATAGTAGGCTTTTAAATCGGCTAAATCAGTATCTGAAAGATTTGGATTGATTTCTGGTTTGGTTAAACTCTCTTTGCTTTGGGGTGTTTTGCCACCTTTGCTCATGTCTTTACCATCGCCACTGATACCACCCTTATTTGCTTGTGAATTAAATCTACCAATAGCATCTGCAGTACGGTTCATTTGATTTTCTAAATCACGATTTTCTTTCTCTAAATCTCTGATGCCATCAACAAGATTAACGACACTTTGATAAGCACGTCCGTATTCTTCACTCCCCGCGCTAATGCCTGTAGAACCTATTTGCCCCTCACCACGTCTTGATTTTGTTTTCTCGAGTAAAGCCGTCTTTGTAATTAATTGCGCTCTTTTATCGGCTATATTCTTTTCATTCTCATACAATTTACCTGCTAATTTATCAAGGTCGGTTTGCGCAGCTCTAGCCATGGCAACTGCTATCAATGCATCTTTAATTCTCATGATAGCATCGGCCGCTTTGCCTGCTGCAATTTCTTCTAATGAATAATTATTAAGTGCTGTAGGGTACATGTCTTTCAACTCCTTTGCGGCTCTCAATCTCTCTTTAGTAGACAAATTATGATTGTCTAATTGCCTTACAAGCCCTTCAAATTTGCCCGTTTCCGTTCCTATTGCTTTAGCTAAATCATTTGTGGCTTCGGTTGCTTTTTTAGTACCACTGAAAAACTCAAATATTTGTTTTGAAAATATCGTAAACAAACCCAGGGCAATAGTGAATATATTACCCATTGAGAAAATAGAACCTGCAAATATTTTCAATGCCCCAACCGTACCGTTAATCTTGCCCGTTGTGGCATTTACTTCTTTAGAAACTGCCTTAAATTGGTCAGCAAGTATGGGTAAATTGTTTGATATACCTAATATTCCCGTTTGTGCGCTATATGTAAATGCAGGTATCTCACGAAATACTTGCGAAAGTGACATTGTCGCATTTGCATAACGATTTGTATTAGCTGTTGCAGGCCCCGTTTGAGCATTTAATAATTGAATAGCATTGGTAGTACTTTTAATACTACGTTCCAATTCTAAACCTTGTGGACCTACACGCGCAGAAGCGTCCATGTTTCTAAACTGTGCTGTTAAACTTGCTAAGTGGTTTTTTAATTGGTCAGCAACCATGCCATAATTACCAACATTGCGAGAAAACCGCCCAAGGCTACCGTCAATAGCTTTTAATTCAATATCTAATGCCTGTATATTTCCTAGTAAGCCTTTACCCTTTGCACCTTCCCTTTCTGCTTTACTTAACGCATCGTATTGATTGCGAAGCCTGATGAGAGCTGCACTCATTTTATTTACAGAATCAACCGCCGCTTGTGCTTCCCTTGCAGCGTTTTTATTAGCTGTATTTTGTTTTTGTATCTCAATAGCTGTAGCCGCCAGTGCTTTGCCATGATCAGATTCAGCCTTAGCCAATCTTGCCTTAGCTGCTTCCATTTCCTTTACTTGTTTGTCAAGGTCTGAAAGTGCTGCCTTTTGGCTTTTTATCGCATTATTCACCCCTTTAATAGTAGTTTCCTTTAGCAACGCCGCTTCCAATAACTTAGCCGCATTACTTGACTTAATGAAAGTATCAACAAGGCCTTTCAACCCCGTCTCCAGACGCTCAACCTCGTCAAACGCCTGTTTTCCGATTATACTATCTATTCTTTCATCTGCCATTTTTCAGCTATTCTATTTGTTTTATAGAGTACAGTGCGCAACAACATGAGCGATGCCACGCCAACAAAAAAACCTATTGTAAAAAATATTATATTCATTTTCGTTTATTAAATCTATCGTCAAAATCACCTGCCGCCCAACTGATGATGATCCCACACAGTAAGTACCCAACTAAGGCATATAGTAGTAAAATCATTTGTGCTTTTGGTTTTGCTTTTCAAGACTATCGCAGTAATCCGCATACTCTATCATGTAATTGCAATATTGCGCTACTGTGATACTTGTAATCGATATTGCTGGCATTTTAAAAGCTACAGATACCTTTATCAAGTTCTTAGTAAATTCGTTTCTATCGGTTGTGTGCTCAGTTTTTGACTTAGCAATAAAACCCTCAGTCATCATCTTGTACTTTGTTTTGTCAAGACGGTAATGACCGATAAATATTTTTAATACTGTGTCTAAATTTGACAGTGTATATTCTTTCTTCGGTAGCGAATATCCAAACTCATACAGCATTGAAAATAACTGCTCATGTGGTTTAATGGATATTGTTTTTAATAGGCTGTCAATTCGTATCAACTTACTTTCAAGGCGTGCTAATTGCTTGATGTTGTATAGTTTTACCTTAACCTCTGAACCGCCTATAAGTTCGGTGTATTGTTGCATGATGTCAGTCCATGCCTCGTTTAATTCTTCTGCTGTGGCTTTGCCTTGCAATATTAATTTTTCATACAGCCTATCGCAAAAGCAGTCAATGAAAATGGTCATTGGCAACTCGTGTATTGAACGATATAGTTTCAAAGGGGTGTTTATCTCAACCATGGATTTGTTACCCTTGCTGATGATATTTTTTAGCCTTGTAAATAAATTATATTTCAATACTGTAGTCATTATATTTTTAATGTTTTCTTTAATTCTTTCACCAACTCGGGGTGCATCACTTCTTGTCGATATTCGTTTTTGCTTTCTTCTGTAAGTCCAAAAATGTCACTTCCATATTTTTCAGTTAACATCTTTGATTTGCTATCATCACTGTATATTTCAAACTTATTGCTACTTGTCAGCTTCAATTTAAACCCTTGTTGAAACGCACCCGTTCTGTATAAGTCAGGATTACCAAATCCAGGGAATGGGTTAATTGCGTGTTTACGAGCTGCGTAGCTATTTGAACGATACTTGCGAAGTTTAACGCCTAACCGATTCACGCCACTATCCATTAATTGCTCTTTGTTCTTTGTGATTAGTTCTGGTTTGGTATTGGCTACGATGTTAGTACCTGCCTTTTGCAGATCAACCGCCTGCACCCGTCTAAGCATCTCATGTATAGTAGTCATGTTTTAAAATTGGGGTGTCGCATTACACGACACCCGTATATTTTATTTTTCGGTTTTTTCCTTAACTACTTTTTCAGCATCAGGACCCTTTGCAAGTTTATACAATTCTCTTACCTCAGCTTCTGTGAAGGTTGGATAAAGTACTTTGTATCGCTTAACAAGCTCATCAGCACTTTTACTTTTCAGCACTGATAATGCGTTAAACTTTTTCTTTTTAAATACTATAGTATTTGCCATTTTTAAATTAATTTATAAGTTAATAATATTATCCCAACTCAGTTGATACCTCTGCTTCTGAATATCCTGGCATACCTGCGGTTTCAATTGCTGACACGGGTCCAAATTGAATACGAATTAACGCACCACTTGCAGGGAAATCAGGGTCTAATGCATCTAATTGAATATCAATGTTGTTAGTCGCATCATTGGCCGCTACTGAATCAATATCAAGACTTGCGCCCGTATCTGAAACAGTTGCAGTGTACAAGGTAGGCTCATCCAATACGCCTTTGTAATCCGGATATAAATCGGCTTTGCCTGCTTTGAATCCTAACGATACTAAACCTGTTGGATCCATGGCAACTTCTACTTGCATTTCAGTATCAAGCAATGAGTTGAAATCTTCTAACACACTTACATCTTCTGGTAATGGAAGAATACGAGTGTTAAGGTTAATTTCTCTTGCATCTGCTAATACCAATTCAACGTAGTATTTGCTTGTTTCAGTTCCATTGTTTGCATCAAAGTTTGGAATGTCTATCATGTCAAGACGATAGCCTTTCATGCCATTCCCTGATTTGGTACCCCAAAAACAGTTATTTACCGGATCGATTAACAAAGCATCAAATTGATTGTGCTTGCGGTCAAATGTTGAGAATTTGGTATGAAGGTCTAAACCACCATCTTTGTAATCCCATCTCCAGGCATATTTACCATTTCTTACCTTTCTACGAACGCCATAACCTGATTCAGTATATACACCCTCGGTTTTTTTGTCTTCGCATCCCTCAAAGCGTTTTAAAAGATACCATCTTTGAGATGCTGTATCATGTGCTAATTTACCTGCAATGTAGGATTGGATAGCCAAAGCATCAGCCTTAGTAATCACCGCCCCACGCTTTACAAGTAGCACGCCCTCAATATTTGAGGGGTCATAGTTAATATCAGGAATCCCCGTATTAGCTACATTATTGTTGATATTCAAAATATCATAAAGTATTTTTCCCATTTTTTTTAATTGGTTTTAAAGTGAGGTTTTACACCTCGTTTTGAAAATAGATTTGTTAATCAGTGGACTTTGGGCACCATACGAAAAGTTGTTATTTATCTGATAGTTTGCACTTTGGTAGTCGCTGTAGGCTGTGTTTTGCGCTGTGTGGGTTAATACTGCTAAAAATGTTTCTGTATTAATAACATCACCAAATACTTGCAATTCATAACCTACCATTATCGGTTCTTCTTCTTGCCCTACTGGTACCACATCAGGATTATACAATGCCATTGTGTGGGTAGTATCTACAGTGATAGGGTAGTCAGGATCATTTCTACAGTCAAGTCCTAAAGTTGCATCTTGCTCAATGAGTGTGGTCATTTTACAAACCTTACCTTCTTTTACTTTGTAATAGAAATTAACCGATGCATCCGAAAAGCGAATAGTGCCTTTATAGAACCCAGTACCGTAACCCGTTGTGACATCAAATGATGCTGTGAACGGTGCAAGTGGACCGCCTGACATGGCTATCCAATTACCATCATCTTGCCAGTCTATCTCAGGTGCAAAAGGTGCAGGTAAACCGCCACTTGCATCAAGGAAATAGAAGTCATCTACCGATGCTGTTATGATTGCTGTGTTTAAGCCACTAAATGAAACGCTTTTGAAAATATTGATATAAAACACTTCACGACCATAAGGACATGCAGTGAATTGACAATAGTTCGGTGGTGCAACTTCGAGTGGTCTAACTGCTACTTTCAACTTCATATTTGATAGCATGATAGCATCTATATGAGTGCTAAAGTTTAGCGCAACGGGTCCATTTGCTGATTCCTGACCAGCATGTGGTAAATCGGTTTTGGTATGTTCAAACTTGCGTTTGTACCCCCAAAAATATCGACTATTGCCAATAACTGATTTTAACTCAGCATAGATAGGGTAAAGGATAGGTAAGAAATTAATACTGTATCTATCATCATTCGTATAAGTAGGTTTAGTACTTGTGCAAATGAGAATTTCTACATTTATTTCATCGTTGTATTTATCCGTAAACCGTTCATCGGCCTTGTACAAAAACAATACCATTGGAAACGTCAAAGCCTTTGCGCTTGGGTTTCTCGTCTTACTTGCAAGTTGGTTATTTATATCCGATAAAGTACCATGCATGTAGGCAATTTGGGGTATTGATAACGTACCCTCAGCAGCCAAATTAGTTGACACCTCAGCTATAATCAGTCTGAAAATATCAGCAATTGCAATCGGGATATGTGAATACGTTTTGCCCATAATTAGATGCCTAATATGTTGTCTTTAGTGAATAATGGATTGCCTGCTATGTTTCTATTGTAATTGGGATAATCGGCTACATTTTGAGTAAGAAAATCATCCAAAATATAAAGCCAATCAACCATATCATTCCAAGCACTTGCTATTTTAAAACCATTACCAACGCTAACTGCATTTGATGTGTTTGCCTTCGTTTCGCCTACACTCGTTGTAGTAGATGCTATGTATTGCAACCATTTACAATAGATGTAATTTGCTGCAGCTGAATATCCAACCGTTTCAAAGCCTGGCCAACGATTTGCACGTCCTAATCTATCTGTATAATCAGCACCCTCAATGATTTTAGCAATGTTTACATCTGTTACACCGCTTACATTAGTACCATCTTGCAGGTCCTTAGCTAGGGTATAGCCAAGGACACTGCTCAATAGTTCAGCTTCATATTTGGTAATAAACAATTCAAATGCTTCATTGTCAATCTGTGCAGGTGCAATGTTTGGAATGTTTATCGGTCCAACAAATAACTCGTATGTGGTTAGATTAGCCAAGATTAGTAGAAGGTATAGATTTTACAATTTTTGTAAATGGTACGCTGGGTACCTGCACCAACTATCTTTAACCTAAAGTATAACCAACGTGTAGAGTTTACATACTGTACCGTTGCCGATAATGTAGAACGTAACACCGCTGCACCGTTAGTACTTGAATAGGCATAATTCACACCAGGTGCAACCGTAGCAGCTGCGATATTGAGGGTATCGGAATTATAACCATCAGTACCTAACATATTGGTATTAACATTGCGCCATACGATGCCATCAGTACTACCTTGTAAAAATACTTTTGCTGTACCAGTACCGTCAATTTTAGTAACGTTAAAAGTCAGTAAGTAATTCGCTACTGTGGATGCGTTCAATGCGCCTACTTTAGTATACATTGTGTACAAGGTGTTTGCATCGTAAAGGGTGTCAGTTGTGCCGGTTGTGATCGTTGCAGTTGTTGCAGTTCCTAAACTTGTAGTATCGGTATTTCGGTACATCAAGATTTGTGCTTGGGTTTTCACATTGCATGAAAACATAATGGCTGTGGTAAGTGTCAGCATCACTAAAAGGATTTTTTTCATTTTTTTATGAAGTTTTATTGTTTTTTAAATTGTTATTTATCGAAAATGGCAAACCCCTTATCCGTAACTATTTTTGCAAGTTTCGGCACGAGTCTATACCTCTTATTTTTCAATAGCGGTCCTTTTGCAGTTCCTACCACTACAATTTTCGTTTGTGGTCCACTTACTTTTGGAGATTGCTTTGGAGTTGAAGTATTGCCTTTTGGCTTTTCTTGCTTTGGAGTTTTGCCACTTGTTTTTTTAGGTTTTGCCATTTCTATTTATTTTTTTTGTGAATATTTAACTACTAAGGAATAACGGGTGCGCTGATTAAGTCTTTAGCGGTTTGGAAAGTTCCTTTAATCAATACTGGCGTATCATTTGCAGAAACCCATTGTACTAATTCTTGCTCAACAATGATAGTTTTCTTGTTGTTGGTAAAGTCGTTACCGTCTAATCCAATTTGAATACTCATGTTGTCGGTAAATCCAACTCCAACCACAGAAAGGTCGCCACCCACGAACTCGTACGTAGTACCTGCCAATGCAGTTGTAGGGATTAAACGAACGCCTGCGACTGTAGTACCATCTGTAGATTTGAACGGTGGCAACACATAACCGCCTAAATCGTCTTTTTCAGTGTCCATCAAGGCAAGAATGTCATTATCTACATAGAACGCATTTGCAACACCATAGCTGTTTTGCACTTGCAATACTGCAGCACGAATTACATCAGCGTATTTAGGCGCAGGCACTAAACCAACTAAACCTGCTCCTGCTTTTGTACCAATACCGCCATCAAATGCAGTTGCATAAGGAATGATGCCTTTCAAGTTATCACCTGCGTCATCACCGTTAAACAATTGATCCTCTGTGATAATATCTACACGCTTCATCAAATTATTTTCGATGTAAGCAATCAAACGCGGTAAATAACGCATCATTTCAGTTGTTACCTTACCATAAACCGCTATTTTCTTGGCTTTCTTTTCTCTTTCTTCATAACGTACTGATAGCATTGTTTTACCATCACCTTCGCCAATAAAAATTGGTGTTCCTTGCTCGTCTAATTCTTCTATCCAATTCACATAAGGTCGTGCTGGATCAATTGGGGTAATACCTACATTTTGCAAATATGTCAATACTCTTTTACGAATAGTGCTTATGATGCCTGTGCTTTGGGTGAGGTTGTAGTGTGCAGCACTGCCAACAGCACCAATAGTTCCTTCTGCTGTGATAGTAGTTGCAACTTTAGCTATCAATGGACCGCTTTGTTTACCGCCATTTTTCAAAATACTATCAATTTCATCTTTTACAGATTCAAATGCTTTTTCCAATTGACCTCTAAAAGTCATTGGCTTTTCATCGTTTGAACTGTTGTTTTTCATATTGGTAACGATGGTACCCAATTTGATGGTTTTGGTTTTCAAGTCCTCAATGATTGATTTCAATTCTTTGCTTGAATCTTCAACTGCTTTAGATGCCATAGTTTCAGCATCTTCTTTACTGATCATGCTGGCTTCCATCTCTGCTTTGATAGCTTTGAATTGAGCACGTGCAGCTTTAACAGTTGCTTGACCTGCTTCGTCCAAGTCTTTGATGCTGTCCAAAAACTCTTTTTCGGAAATTGCATCTAATTGCTCCTGAGTCTTACCGTCGCTTCTATACGCGGCAAATTGTGTGCGGCTGTTTCTTCCGTTCATTTTTGGAAGTAAGCCAAAACTTAAATGTGTTTTTTTCATTTTTAGTTTAGAATTTAATTTGTTTGAAAATTTTGTTTAAATCGGGTTTTTGAGTGCTTGATAGCGGCTCTATAATTGGTGAAGTGGACTTACCGGCTTCATTAATTGAAATTGTTGGGGTGGCTCTGTTTGAACCGATAAGGACCGCGCTACCTTCAATTACTTTTGCTTCTTTTACGACAAAGAAGTGACCGCGATCTAATGCACTTTCTTTATTTGCGATCTGATCAATATATGTGTCAAAAATTTCCTTTTCTTCAGCCCAGTATTTATCTGTTGAATTGACAGCAAACAATACTTTGACATACTGCATACCTACAGAGTGGTTTTTAACCTTTCCTTTGCGATACTGATTAAACATAAATGCGTTATCATCAGCCTTTACAACTGAATCAAAAACAAGTGCCTGAGTGCTGCCTTCGTAGTCAAACCCTAAGGACTTCCATGTGTAGTTTTTTGCTGTGGCTGTAACCTCATCGCTGATCAGCATATCAAATGACTGCTTATGTTCTTGCAGGTGCAATACGTTTTTATTTTCTTTGAGTGATTTATTCCAGATTCCAGGAATATGAACATCGCCATGAGAATCAAGTATGTTGGTAGTATTGATAACCACTTTAACATTAAGCGTATTAGGATCGCTATTTTCGCCAGATCCCAGCTCTTTTACTGCTTCGTCCTTTGTAGGTTCAGAGTAGTTGAAACAAACCGAATCAGCGCATTTATCCATTGACTTTTTTAGTCTGAGGAAACGTGATTTATCCCCGTTCATCTCATTTTTGATAAAGGCTAAAACCTCTTCTTTATTTGCAAATTGTGGTATCATTTTCTTATTACATTTTGTCGGTTAACCATCTTCTCTCTATCTGCTTTCAAACCTTTTAAAACATCATCACCAGGTATAGGAATCCAATACTCTGGATGCTCAATAACCTTGTACTGATCTGCCGTAATTACTTCACCTCTTTTGTGGTGTTGATTTTTACGTCCTTCATGCTCATGCGCACATCTGTATTTAGTTTGCTGGCTCATTGGTAGTATTTTGGGTTTGAGTATCTTGAATAGGTAGTTTGTATAGCTCCTTTATTTCCATGGGTAGGGCTTCATCATAAATGAACAGTTTTGCGTATTCTGTTTTAGTAAAATCGGACTCGCCAAGCAATTCCATAGCACGACCGTAATTGATTAAACCTTTGCTAAACTGCATTGATATTGATGTTACGTTATTGCGCCTAACTTCTGATTTTTGCTTTTCATCGGCTTGTAAGGCTTCAATATGTGAGTAGTCTAACTTATACTCAATGTTCAATTGGTCAACTTCTGTACAATCGGTAAACTGAAACATTAAGTTTTCTGCTTCGGGAATCGTAAAGTTTTGATACTGTGATTTTTCGCCTATGTTTTGATTGGCAAACGCTGTACGTGAACCCCAGGGTAGTAATTGGAACTTAAACCCAAGCGCAGCACATAATGTCATTAAATCATCTTCATTGAGTTCTAATAGCATTAAGTCACGCATGTTCATAGACATCGGTGTAAACTTCATAGGCACCGATGCAATAATGATTTGCCACTGGTCCTTAGTCAATCCATACTTACGGTAATCTTTTTGAAGGTCCTCCTTTTGCGCTTGTGTCGTAGGTGTTGGACCTACAGCGTCACGTCCATCAGGACTGAGTATGCCAAGCGCGCCACGTCTTTCTGTAATAACCCCACGAGCTTCATAATTCTTAATGATGTTGTTGATAGGGTAGCGTAGCGGCTCGAGTATTGATTCAGGTAAAATACAACTATCAATGCTTACATCTTGCGATGTAAAGAAGTAAATATTTTCTTTGTCTAATACGGTTGTTTTGCCATTATCGCCAATGAGTTCAAACTTCTCAATAGCATCTTGAATTGATGTCGGGAACGGTTTGTTTTGGTATAATTTAATCTTGCATTTGTGCGGTGGTAATATCCATAACTCCTGCACTCCATTCGATTCAAAGCCTGCTGATTTAACCTTTAAAACGGGGCAATAACGAAATAGTTTAAGTATTGTATTTAGTCGTGCAATGAATTGTTTACCCGTTTCCAATGGATTAGGGCATTCGAGTATCTTTCTAAATTGCTTTCCTTTTTCGGGTGTACGTTTACCATTCTCAAATACACGATTGCAAACGAATATACCGTTTGTAAGTTGTAGATTCTTTTGATTTAAAATGTAGTTGAGTGGGGGGCACTCTTTATAAACTTTAGCTGTCTTATTTGATGTGTTGTAAGATTCAAAGAAAACTGATGAGCCAAGCACTTCAAAGAAATTAGTACTATCCATCGATACTCCATCGACATCGGGACCAACTGGCAAAGGTGCTGATTTGTTAGTCGACATTACCTGCCTTACAGCTTCTAATGCCAACCATGCCTTTAGTAATATATTTGCCAAACTTTTCTTTTTAACCCTATTCTCTCATGCCTGATATTACATCGGTACTTTACGAGATAAGGCAGTTTATAACGATATTCAATACAAAATTAATATATTATCTTTATAAAATACAAAATATTTAAAAATTAGTGTTAATTTTACCACGCATAGTTATATTTGTTGATTGATTTTCATGATTAGCACCCTCTTAATGGGGGTGTTTTTTTATTTAGTGCTTTCTGTTAAAATATTCAAATGCATCTTGGATTGTTTTTAAAACATCGGCATTAGATACTGTTATCTGTACGTGGTCTGTTTGTTCATCACTATTATAATACCATTGAGAAAGTTCATTATATGTAGGCGTAATAGTTACGTTTATTATTTCAATAAACTCCCCTTTTAACATAGATAATTCAGTATCGTTTAGTTCAATATTATTTATACGTCCATCAGTATCTGTAAAATGTAGAATTGTACCGCCTTCTATTTTAGTTTTTGTTAATTTTGTTGTCATAATTCTATATTTAATTCTTCGCCTGTGAGTGCGTAATAAAGGTTTTGTAGTTGGTGCAGGTGTTTTATTTTACACCAAAAATCATCACCAAAATTAGTAAATGAAGGTCCGAAATAATCATCAAACCACCATGCATCATCTGTCGTTTTTTCTCCAGTTGTTGAGTTCTTTAATGGATGCTTGCAATAGCATAAAGACCTGTTGTTTGATATTTGAATAGAATATATATCGTATTCATAAATGTCAGCAGACTTTTCTACTTCAAACCCACACTTCAATAGTATACCTTCTGTGAGGGGGATGGGGTCAAAATTTTCTATCTCTATCCATGTGGTTTCTTCTTCATTTTGAACAACAAGACCCTTTTCTGATATTTCACCAACCATTAATATAGTTGAATCTTCTGAAAATATCACATAATTTCCTATTCTAAGTTCGTTTGATTGTATCATAGTTCAAATTTAATGTTTTTTATTTAAATGTTTTATTTTACATTCCCGTATGTTGTAGCGCATCTGTATAAATAGCATACCTCCCAGCATTCATACAGTGGTCATTCTTATCGACGGGGTCATTCAATATAATTTCGCCAATGGTTTCGTATTGGTAATTCTTAACCTCAAACCCCATCCACTTATCATCTTCAAGGTAGTAGTTCTCATGCTCGTTCACTTCTATAATACCGGCATAGATTGATTTGTTTGCCATCATAACAGCAAGTCCAAGCCTTCTTAACTTGGCTATCATTTCGGGGTCGTGTTCACTATATAGCGCATGTTTATGCAAATTGTGCATCACAAGTATCTTGTGTATATTTTCGGGGGTAATTGCAGGCTGATAAGCTAAGCACTGCCAATATCTTTTATTACCCCAAATGCCAACTCTTACAATCGCTGTAGGCGAATTGGTATAGCCATAATCTATTCCCGTTACCCATCGCTCAATTGATGCCATTGGAAACTCTTTAAGCTTCACAAAGTTTGGATGTACTAAAATATTATCATCGGGTTTCGGGTCCTGCTGATATAGCGAATTGAACGTTACCTCTGATTTTGACTTTACGTCCATAATTCTTTCAATATTATGCTTCTCAGGAAATAAAACCTCTCCCTCCTGGCGATTGTCATAGGCTGAATAATCTTTAGTTTTGATAGCAGGGAAGCAAATCACTTCCCATTGGTCAGGTTCTTTACTAAGTAATTTACCTCCTAAATCATCTGTATCCCACCTAGTCTGAATAAGTAACTCCTGGCTATCATTGTGCATACGTGTGCGCCAATCGTTAATGTACCAATCCCACAGTTTGGTTTTAATCGTCATGCTCATAGCTTCCTCTCGTCCTTTCAGCGGATCGTCAATAATACCGATGTCTATGGTTTTAGATGTGATAGAACCGCCACGACCTACAGCATAAACAAAACCCTTATGTGGTGATGTGTGATAGTAATGGCTACTATCTGAATAACTACCGTCATCAAGTTTTAAAGCTCCTATTTTTGTATCAAACACTTCTCTATACTCTATGCCATTGATGTTGTTTTTGATGTCACGAGCAAACTCATGAGCGATGGTAGCACTGTATGAACTAACGATTATTTTTCTCTTTGGATTTTTACCAAGTAAGTAAGCAGGAAACAGTCTACTCGTTAGCTCTGATTTTCCATGCTGTGGTGGCATGAATATCATTAGTTTTTTTACTTCTCCACGTTCAAAGGCTTCAAGTCGTGAAATGATGTAATCATGAAAATCTTTAAAAATATAACCAGGCTTAAGATAGCTGACAAAATCTTTAAAGTTCCGTTTTGCCAGTTCCGCTCTTGCGTTGCAATTCAGTAAGTGTTCTAAGCTCGTCATCTGTTAAGTTTGATAAATTCATTGGTTGTATATCATCGCCAGCGGCAGTTGTTTGCGCCACTTTTGTAGGCGCATAGTCTCCGTCCATCTTGTTTAATTCGGCAATTGCATTCTTACGGTCCATCCAATCAGGCACAACTTCTATGTATTCGACCATTCTATCAACTACCATGGCTTTTTGTAATGGTAGTTGACCTCTTGCGATTTGGGTTAAAATTGATTTCCGTTCAATAGCGTCCATTATGTCAATTTTACGAGCTTCTATCTCCTCCGCTACCAACTGCTCGCTTTTTTCTTTAATCTCCTTTAATTCTCTTCCCATCGCTTCCTCTGCGCGTTTCAAGCGTCTATCAAAGGTACGACTTGACGACTTTTGCCACTTCTTGCCAAATTTCGACATAATGTCCTTTCTTTTGCCACCATTACGCAGTAGGTTTAATATAAACTCAACCTGCACTTCACTTTGAGAGTTTGCCATAATTTAATTACAAAATTAACTATTTATATCAAATGAATACAAATTATAATTTTACGGTTTTGGTGGATTTGGTTTGTGGATGGGTTGGTAGTGGCATCCAATGGGTTGGAATGCTTTGGCTTTTTGATTAACTGTCATTTTAGCCTTTAACGTCATCAATACAAAGTCCTCCATTGGTATTAGTTCTGTGATCATAGTTTATTTATTTGAGTTAATGAATTGTTGTATTCGGATTCTGTTATTGGGGTTGAGTAAGCGCAAGAAAAAGTCATTCCGTCTGTTTTATAATAGTACAAACTCCCATCTTTTACCCA